ATTGTCGTTTGTAGAAACTACAATATCAAGCTCTGGGTGGTCTAGAATAAGAATGTCTCCAGTTAAAAGTTTTCGGGCTTTCAACTTTATAGTAGCATCAATCGGATCGTCTAGTTTAAGTTTAATCATTTATTTGGATCTCATCAACTAGCTGTTGGATTTGGACTATACATAATAATAATTTTTCGTCCAATGGACGTTTATGTGTTTCATTTAAGAAAGATAAAATTTTATTAAATTTGACTTTCATAGAATTGTCTCTTAACACTTCTTCATGCTTTATCCCTTCCTCCAAAGCTTCTTTAAGTCTGCTGATTTCCCTGTCAACATGCATTTTAAATTCAATACCATTATCGGAAATTGATGTAATAAATTTATTTAAAAGCTGTCTTTGTTCTTCTAATAATTTATTTTTGTAAAATTTATTAAACTTTTTTGTAAAAGTCTTAATAATCATATCATCTAGTTTTAATTCCTGCTTGGGTATCACGCCAATCATAGATTCTTGAATCATATATTCAATAATTTTTTCTTCTAAAATAATTTTTACTTTTGGTTTTAAATTTCTATTATTGAAAAATTGCCCAATGCTCGCGAGATATTTATATGTAGGTACATAATTTGTAAACACTGAATTGGGAAATTCTTTGTTAATTTTTGCGATTACCGTGCTTTGCTCTTCAAATAGCATTTTTTTATTTAATCTTGATCTTTTGATCTTAACCTCATTTAAAAGTTTTGTAGCAAATTTTTCACTAACATTTTTAGTTTCTAAAATTGTTTTATACAAAACAAGGTCACTATACAAAGCAGTAAATTTATTAAAATGCTCTTTTAAAATAGAAATAGCTAAATTTCGTTTAATTGTGTTTTTGCCTAAAGATTGTTTAACTATTTCCCTAATTAAAACTTCATAAATAAAGGCCGAATTTCTCTTTTTATTGTGTTTATTCATCTTCTTGCTCCAAATCTTCACGCTCCAGCTCTTTGAACAATTCCTTTACACTATCCGCAACTTCAAATATTTTACGCTCTTCTTCATCATAATTAGTCAATTTGTTCTCAAAAATGCCTTTACTTAAACCTAGCAATTCTTTGGCCGATTGTGATAAATTGGGAAACACTTGTCTCTTAGGCAATCTGGCGGTTTCATGAGATCCTAAAGCTCTATAGGATCGAGTTCTCGCACCAGCATGTCGTTTGTCCCCTTTTTTTGGAGGATGCCACTTGCCTTTTGACCTTGTGGTGGTAGTCTCACCAGTTTTTGTATCAACATATTTTATATTTTTAGCTGGCTTATCATCTCTTTTTCCAGGTGGGGGAGGAGCAGCGGGAGAAGCGCCACCGCCTCCCATCTCAGGAACCCCTGGCAATGCCGGTCGTTCAGTGGCTGGTGTGAACCCTCCCTCTTCACCCTCTGGTGTTGGCTCTTCTGGACCAGCTTCCATCTCTCCCCCTCCAGCTTCAAATGGTTCTCCTCCCATGCCGCCGCCACCAAGAGCACCACCACCACCCCCCCCAGCTGGCATCTCTTGGCCCACAAACTCAAGCTCTTGAGCGACTTGCTTATCATAAAAAAGCTCTCTTTGGTTTCTAAGATAAACTTCATCAGAAATTTCAAAAATATTCGTTGAGATCCAACGCTTACTAAAATAACCATCCGGTAAAGAAGAAATAACATCAAACTTAGTTTTCCAATGTTCTAATTCTTGCATTTCGGCAATTTTTGAAGGATTATTTAATTTTAATTTAAATGATAATAGATCTTCACCCCTAAACCCTAGAACATAAAGATGAATCATGGCAACTTTTTCAAGTTCAGCTAAAACACAACGTTGCAATCTATCAACAGTTCTTGCAAAGCGAATGTCTTTCTGTGCTAATGTTCCTTTGTCTTCTGAGCCTTCTTCTCCATATGTCAAATATGCTTGCGGTATTTTAAGGCCAGAAAACAATTTATCTCTTAAATATTTAACATCATCTATATCAGTAGCATTTTTGCCACCAGTAATTGTATCAATTTTTGTTTGAGCGCCACCACGAACTGGAATATAATAATCTTCCTCAACTGACATTGGATTATATCGAAGGTCGACACGTTCTGTATCTGGGTCAATAACTTGATTGCGTTTCATTGATGTCATAAAACGCTGCATAAACTGTTCCACATCTTGTGGTGGAATATTACCTACATCAACATAAAACACTTTCCTTTCTGGGGAGCGAACAATACGATATGCCATCATTGCATCTTCTAAGAGTGTTAATTGTCTCCATATTCTTCTTGCGGGGTCTAATACTGAGGTTCCATACGGAGCAAATTTATCATTTCCTAAAATTCTAAAATGCGCCATTTGCCAATTTTCGAATGTTAAGCCTGCACTATTCCACTGGTATTGTACATAATTTGGATTATGTTTGTCTTCCCCCTCCAATCTTTCAACTTCCTTTGGGGGTAAACCGATTACTTGTTTAATGCCCAACTTTTCATCAATATCTAAATAAATATAGTAATCACCATACTTACACAGTGTTCTCGCCCACCCATAAAGATTAAAATTAATATTTAGCACTTGTTCAAACAAGATTTCTAAAATGCCCTTAATTTCTTCATTAGTTGATTTAACTGTGAGCATCTTATTATAGACGTTAAAAGTGGTCATTTCATCCGCATAAATATCCAATGAGGAGGCTATTTCAGGAGTAAATTCCATTTGTTCAAAATCGCTATACCTTTGCATTCTACTTTGAGTCTGCATGGCGTAACTTGAGAAGTTGTTATAGGGGTTATAATCATATCTTTCGAATTTTTGACCAGCCACATCTTTGAAAGTGTTAGCATACTTGTCCAATCTTCTTCTACGAAGCTGGCGTGTATTCTGTGATCTATAATTGATAATGGGTCCAGAAAATAGTTTAGTTAATTTTTTAAATAACGTAGATTCTGAATTTTTTGTATTTTTCGCATTTTTTTGATCAACCATAGTTTATCCTTTTAAAACCCATAAATAATCTTTATTATTTTTATATTCATCAGATAGTGGAGAAAGCGCAGCTCTATCCCCAGATTGCTTGTGCATCCCAGGAACTCTTGATTCAAACGGTGTGTTAGTTTTAATAATTGCATTCATAAAAGCTTTTCTATAGGCAATATCCTTTTTGTTCTCAATAATTGCCGTATCTCTTACCCAGCATCCTATAGAAGCAGCCATAATCAAATCATCATTATAACTTCTTTGTGCTTCAGGTCTTCCATTTCTCCAAATAAAGGTATCTAGCTCATTCGCCAATCTTGTAGAATAAATAGTTAAAATTTTATTTCTTATGAATTCCTCGAACTTGGCAATAATTAGTGGTCGAGTTTTGTAAGATGTGGTAAAACCGGGCACGACACTGGAATTATTTTCCGCCAAATATTGATCTACATATTCATGACTGCCCTTTGTAGCATAATATATATTGCTATAACCTTTTTCATTTAGTTTGTCCAACACGTGGTAGCCTACAGAATTATTTTCTACCACCACCATCGCTTTATTATATTCGTTGCCGGTTGTATAAATTATTTCACTAAATAAATCAGGCGTAAGTTTACCCCTATATTCAGCAATAATTTCCATTGTCTCTAATTTAAATACATGAAAAGCACTTGAATCTAGACCATCCCCTCTAGCCACATCAGCCACTAACAAATAGGTATTTTCAGGATTTCCTTCCTCCCAAATCCAGATATTCCTATCAAACCCCACTCTGTATTTTGGCTCCTTGCAAGACTCCTTTATCCTTATAATGTCATCTGCATAAATTACAGTATCTCCCGATGTATTAAAATTACATTCATATTCTTGAGCAATTTGACGCTTGCTCATGTTTTTTGTTTCTATATCGAACCAGTCCTGATCCCTATCTGGATGCCTATGCCATTGTAGCTCCACTGGATAAAATTCATTTTCATTATTTTGAGCACCAATATACGTTTCATGAAACCAGTCACCAACTCCATTAGGGGTGGAAATGGCTATACAGCGGCCACCGGTTGAAATAGTGGGATATAAACCGGTCCAAAGATCTCTAAGATTTTCAACATGTGCAGCTTCATCAATGACTAAAAGAGATAAGGCTTCCGAACGACCAGCATCTCCGGAGGTAGAAGAAGCTTTAACTTGACTCCCGTTGTCCAACTCAATGCTGTTTTTATTATCCACGCTAAAGTTAGAAATACGCATCCACTCTGGCAAGTTTTTTAAAATTCTTTTAACTGTTTTTACCATATTTGCCGCTGTTGCAAGTTTTGTGGCGACAATAAGAACATTCTTGTCTCTATGAAAAAGAATCAGCCAAACAATATATGCAGCTGTAATTGTAGAAATACCAAGCTGGCGTGCTTTAAGAACAACAATAAACCTATGAAGCTGCAAATCATCTACAAGATCATTTTGAAAATCATAAGTTTTAAAAGAAATTAAACCTTTACCGGGATGCGGAATTTTGCAGTACGTGTTGATGAAATATTTAGATTGTTTACCAGATTTAACAATCTCTTTTACAATCTTTGCTTTGGTTAGTTTGTAAGTCATTAATCATTTTTTCTAGTTACGTTTTGCGGTTTTTTATTAGTTCCCAATTCAAGAAACTTGCGGAAATTATCTTCCAGCCTATCTTCTGACGGTTCCCCTATAGCGATTACGTCTTTAAGACCCCCGATCGTATAAACCTTTTGGCACTGCACCCATGTACGAACTCTAGACATATTTTGTAATAGTATATCACACGGCCCATCAGCAGTTAAAGCTAAAGTGTTTTTTGTAATACTGTTATATTCTTTTTTTAGAAATTTAACAATATCTTTATATATTCTCTCAATCTCTTCATCTAGTTTTGTGTTATGTACGGCTTTGATCGACATTTCCGATTGATATGAAACAATTAATTTAGGACCGCTCATGCGAACATTGAATCCGTCTATCACCCTTGAATCGTTAATGGGGCAACCCTCTTCACGCTTAAGGCCAACAACCTTATCTTCGCCTTTTTCAACAAATCTTTTATCATGCGAACCATCATAAGCATTTGCAGCTGCTTGATTAATTCCTTTTATTATATCATATACTGTGGCCATTTTAATTTTGCTCCTTGTTTAGCGGTCTCCATCCTTCCAACCATCTTTCTTCTCTATCTTCTACCCATTGAATGTAACATTTCCAGCAACAATCAAATTTATTCATATAAAGATCGTCTTTCAT